TGCTGTGTAGCCTGCATGATTTAAAGCATCTGCACATTTCTCGCCTTCTACCCATACAACACGATCAGATGCCATGATGTTTGGGATATTGTACAAAGGCCTGATGTCAGGAAACTTAGAATACGCGGCCCCTTCGATGAAAGGCCTGAACTCTTTCTTTGGCTTGCCTTTAGTGTTGAGCATTGGGTTGCCAGCGATGTCCTTGACGTTGTAACGCCGAACAGAAACCAGCACCTCGCCGTCAGCATTTGTGTATACATACTCAGCGTCATACGGAGTATTCACATTATACTGCGGCTTAATTGGGTTTTCGATTGGTGCATTATCCCGAACAATTTGCGGCTCTGCGTTATCAAGATAGTCAGAAAACATATGCTTGATGTCTTGCATCTTCATGCCGCGAGCTTCCATCAGGATCTTGACGATACCCCCGATGCCAACACCGCCATTAAAATCCTGACCTCGCATGAAATGCTGAGACTGTGGATCAATGTCGATCTTGAGCGATTGTCCCGGATCACCTAGTAGTGACCCGATGTAAAACGTTTTTCCATGGATGCGACCAGCAGGAAACGTGTCTTGCAAGATCCGAACTTGTTCTGTTCTTGGAACCTTACGAGAAATTTCTTCGACTAAATCATGTGCCGATCTACTAGATGTAGTATTGCCAAACCTTACCACACTCATTATATTGTACCTCATCAAGCATTGTTTTTACCTACGGGGTGGTTCACGCCACCCCTTCTTTTTCCCAGCAAGTGTTGCGGAACTCACACCACTTACATGCAAAGTAATCATCGTTTTGCGCCACACGAGGCAGCATCTCTTGTGCCTGCGTAGCTTTTATAATGTTTACCGCTTTATCGCTTGTCGCTTGCGCGAGAGCCGAATCAAACGGAACAAGCTCTATGTATATCTCGCTTGTGTTCTTGTTCAAAACAGTAAAACAACAAGGATTGTCTGACAGGTTCATGTAGGCCTGATACAGAGCAATCTGCGCTGCATATACTGGGTTGGCTTCTGCCACGCCTTTACGCACGAACTCTTTGAACTTTTTGTCAGACGCAGACTTACACTCCCACAACATAGGGTATGCGAGGTGTACTGGACCACTACATATTACACCGTCAATATGTCCACGGACTTCGCCGTTAGCAGTCTCAAAGCCAAATTGTTCTCCTTGTTTATCTGTTCGCAGATCAAATCCGGCGTCACGGAAGTACATGATCATCATATCTTCGATGGTGTGACCCAGAGCAAATGTTCTTAATGTGTTGGCAGGAAACCCTTTACCTTCGTCAATTGTCATGCCGATGTATCGGTATTGCAGCTTTCTTGAGCATGGATCGCCCAAAGATGATGCGCCAAGATACTTGCGCTTCGACTGCTTGCGTTCCTTTTCAATGACGGCCCGATTCAACTCAGCGATGATGTCTTCAGAATGGGATGTCGTAATCGAATTGTTCTGGTTTTCTGCCGTACTTGTTAAAAAGGTCTGCAAGGTGTTCTTCTGTGTAGACATCATCAATCCCTTCTACTTTCTGGATAACCAGAACAATTCCCACTACTTCGTCCATCGACAGATCTTGGAGTCGTTTATCCCACCCAACTTTGCCGAACAATTCTCCTACTTGCTTTAATGCACCGTCCTGCTCGCCCATCCTTCTGGCCCTTCCAAATCTCCAAATGTCGCGCAGTAATAGTCAGGATGGCCCTGTATATCCACAACGACTTCGGCCCGAACAAAGTCATCTTCCTTGCCGATTATTAGTTTACAAAGCAGCTTAGTCACTGCTTCTTGCAATTCCTCTACGTTCTCTGGATCCCCACACATCATGAAGTATGATGCCTCCATGGAGACATTTTCTTTAAACAGTACGTTAAATGTTACTTCACCACGGTTCATGCGCTCTGCTTCTCTGCAACTATATTGTAAACAATATTGTCTACAAATCTCTTGTTCCAAACATAATTAAGCATACAAGCAGCCCTGTACTTGGTCCAAGAAAAATCTAGTGCGCTTACCACTACGCCATGTTGTGCCAACAAATCTCTTTGCTTTTGACTAGGAGAGTCATTCAGCCAACGCTTTGTTTTGTTTGCAGTATCACCAGACTCATTCTGCCTCATGAAGTCATCAGCAGCCGCCATAACCTGACGCTTAGTACCGATGCTGATCACTCTGGTTTTGCCCTTGTTCTTCTTTACGATAGCCATGCAAAGGCCGTCCACTTCGGCGATAAGAGCAAAGCCATTAAAGCCTGCCGCAGCCAAACACGCGCCTGTACCGAACAAGTCTATCCAACGGAACGGCGATCTGTTCATCAGATCAACTTCAGTTAGAACAAAATTATCAAGGATTTCTGGCTCTGGTTTCTCACCTTCATGACCACAAATGGGACATTCTTTAACACCAAGTGGTATCTCTGCCTTACAATTAGAACAAATCTTAATAGGAGGCTCGCCATTGCCGCTTGCTTCTTTACCGTCAAGATCCACAGCATCATCAAGTGAGCCATGCGTCAGCACAGACGTACCAAAGTCCATAACAATGCAATCTGATTTTATCACGCCCGGAAATTCATCTTGATCTACTGTGCGTAAACCCCGACCAATCATCTGCACCATAGTGGCCTTGTATGAGCAAGGGCGAGTAAGAACAATGCAAGATACAGGAGGTGAATCAAAACCCTCTGTAAGAACAGCTACGTTAACAACGACTTGAATATCGCCATTGCTCAAATCTGCAAGTATTTCCGCACGTTCATCTTTAGGCGTTTTGCCTGTGACCATTGCTGCGTCAATACCATAGCTAATAAATTCTTTGCATAAATCTTCGGCATGCTTAATGGTAGAGCAGAACACGATTGTCTGACGATCACCAGCTTTTGCATCCCATTCTTCGACCACACGTTGATTGATTGCACGGTGATTCATGATCTTCTCAACATCCGCCATGTCAAAGTCAGATGCGGACTTGCGTACTTGACGCAATTCGTCCTGTACCCCGACATCAATTACATAAGTCTTGGGGGGTACGAGAAAGCCTTCACGGATTAATGTAGAGATTTCGATCTGGTGACTACAGTTCGTAAAAACGTCCCGTAAGCCCTTCTTGTCACCTCTGTTGGGTGTGGCTGTAAAGCCAACGATTTGCACCCCCTCATTGGCCTTCTTAGCGGCCTTAATGATACGTTGATATGTATCCGCAATGGTATGATGCGCTTCATCAACCACGATCAGATCAACCTTGGGCATGTTCTCCAAGTTCTTCTCACGGGATAGCGTCTGAACCATTGCAAATACAGCATCACCAGACCAATCCTTTTGAGCAGCGTTCACTTCACTGATATTCAAAGACGGATTAACACGGTGAAATTTGTTGGAATTTTGTGAAACCAATTCGTCACGATGCTGCAAGACAAGCACATTTTGTGAACTCTTATGGCGTTTGCCAACCAGAGCGGAGAGCATGATTGTCTTTCCGGCTCCAGTTGGCGCAACGACTAAAGTGTTACCGTGCTTATCAAGTGCATCAGAAGCGTCATTGATTGCAATCTTCTGATACTCTCGCAGGATCATTGTCTAGCCCAACGTGTACCTGTGAGAGCGTGACGCTTTCTCATAGTTTTTGTAGACCTTGTATCCGGCCTTCTTGATAAGAGTTACCTCTTGATAAATAGAACCCTTGCTTTTTCCAGTGGCTTCTGCGGCCTCTGAAACTGTAACGCCCTTCTTGCGTGACATAAGACGGAGTGTCTTGGCACAAAACGCAGGTACTTTTTTGTCAAGTTTAGTGGGGGACTTTACGGCCCCGGCGTCCCCCGTACCGAGTTTAGCGACCTGCGAAGGTTTGCCGCTAAGAGGTTTAAATGGCTCGCTCTGTTCACACTTGCCACTAATAAACTGCCACAATGATGTTAACGCGCCCATGATGGTGCTACCCCCTGTTGTGGTGTTGCGGGAGCAGCGGGTGCTTGCATTGGCTGTGCTGGCGGTGTCAGCGTAGCAGAGCCAGTAACAACGTTGCCACTAGAGATATACTTCTGAGAGTCGGGGGTCAAGACAGTCTTCATCTTGTTCTTGGCTGGATAGCCATTGTTTCCCGGCTCCACACCAATCGTAAAGCAAATCTCCATGTTGTTAATCATGTTGATGCCTTGGATAGATGCGCGTTTAGCCCTAGCGTCCTCGCTTTCATCTTTGGGCGAGATGCCGAACCCACTATCGACCATCTGCTTAATGGTGTTCAGGCCAATCTTCTTGGCTTTCGACATGCCGTTGTCATCACGGGCATCACCATCAACGAAGATGTTTTGCCACACCTTGCGCTTATCGAATGGACCGCCAACGATGGTTAACTCAATAGGCAACCATTTTGCGCTAGTGGTTTTGGATTGTTTGAAGAATGTGCCTGCACCATACTCCGGCATTTCAATGTCACCACCTTGTAGTGACACGATTGCGCGAACAATAGTTCCATCAGGCATTAGTTCAAAGTCACCGCCGCCGGAGTTTTCCATTGGTGGTACGTTATTTAGATCAAGCATTCTAGGAGTCCTCTTCTGTATTGTTAACCATTTGTGGGTTTACAAACTGCATAGCTTCTGGTCTTGGGCCAGACATCTTATCAAACAGCTTGCCAAGATGCGGCTCTTCAATTTCTTCAAGCCTGCCGCTTCTGTCTTTGGCAGGGTATCCCCACCTATTTAAAGTTGTACACACGAAAGCCCTAAACATAGTCCCATCGTCTGCTGGGATTGTCGTCATAGTAATTAACTCATCGACAATACCGGGCAACTCACGCCCTGTCTTTGCACCCTCAATCTGCAAGTCGTAACTAAGGCGTCCATATTCATCAGTCTTCTCATCAAGAATCCCGACAAAGATCACGTTCTTTTCACGAATATGCTGAAGGTGTGTTAGCCAAGCCATCATCTCACGGCCCTGCGCCCCATACACTGCACGAGTGTCTAGCTTGCCTGTCCGCTCTGATCTAGCCTCTGGCTGATTTTGATTGTGCGTGAAGCATAAACGTCCAGCCACCGTGATACTATCAATGAAGATCGTATCGTATTTCGATAACACAGCGTTTGGATCACCATACGTCTGACACACATACTCATAGTGTGACATGCTGTACGGAGAGTCCTCGCTCAACGCAGGGTTTCCCCCGCCAAGGAAGCATGCAAAGTCTCTACACTCTTGCCAAGTGCGTGGTCTAATGACATCGACCTCACATCCTTCAATGGCGGCATCACCAGCCTCTAAGTCCATGAACAATGTTTTGCTCATGTCTAGTGTACGCACCAGTGATGTTTTTCCCACACCAGACTGACCCGCGATCACAATCTTGTGACCGCGCTTTTCTGCCAGCCTCTCTTCTGCGGAAATTATTTTTAACATTAATTGCCCTCCACTTTTTTGATATCAACAGTAACGCCTTGTAGAGATACAGTGCGAGCCTCTGATAAGGACGCCTTGATTTCTGGTGGAGCGTTCTGAAACTTGGCCTCTGCAACACTGTATTTAACAGTAGCAAAATGCCGTGCCGTATCTGGGTCCATGCCATTAAGAGCATTTACCAGTTCGTCTTGATCCCACTCAACACGCTTGCGGTAATCAAGAGTGACCTTGTAATCGCCACTGGTCATACTGGTCTGGCCGAAGTCCTTGCCCTGTTGAGCAAGCTGCATACGGGCAGTGTCATCAAACATATCTTTGAGGGAGTTGGTCAAGATCTTCAATTCGCCTTGAAGGTCTTGGATTTTAGATTTGATCTCTTCACGCTTGTTGTAAAGCGCAGACAGATCATTTGGCATATTCATAGCGTTCATTGGACTATCCTTTCGCAGTTCGCTAAAACCATGAGAGGAAAGTAAGGCCTTGATAGTCTTATGTCAACGGTATTTTTAAAAAATTGTTTTTATTTTTTTTAGAAAGATAAATATCAATATCAAAAACCGCCTTCATCAGTTTCTTCTTTAATTTAAATTCAGGCGTTTCCACGCCCTTGGCGTCTTCAACTATTTGTGTTTCGTTTCCGTAGTCATCTACTTGACTATATCTAAAATCTGCAATGTACTTACATATCTTCATATCGTTCACTAAGATGTCATAAGGTATCTGGCGCTCCAGATTTACAATGTACCCAGCGCGTTCCATCGCTGTTAATTCGCCCCATCTTTCTGCTTCCCATTTGGAGTCAAAAGTAATGCCCATGAATGTAGTTTTTCGTGCGCCGTACTTGCTCTTGCGTTTGTGGGTGTACATGATAATATGCCTTTAACAATGGGTTGTCATGGGAAATTATAATGACTGACACAAAAAGATACAAGTCCGTTGCGGTGGATTTACCAACATATCACAAGCTGTGCAAGCTGGCTGAAGATGAGCATAGGAATGTGCGCCAACAAATTGGCAAGCTAACGGCTGACGCATTTGACAGCAAGTATTCCGATAAGGGGATTGGCTCTGCGGTCAAGCTGAAGGATGCTGTGTAAGTACATTCTGGTGCTAGTAACTTTGGTTAGCCCCACAGAACACTATGTAACGCCGCTAACAGACGCTGATAGCGTGGAAGATTGCTATCAGAAATCCATTCTTGTAGATCAAGATATTGAACGGGATAGCAATCAGGAGATGCTGTGCATCAGAACGGCTTGTGAGTATAGGCTTTAGGACAGCGCTCTAATACGTTTTACCAAACGCTTGGCGCGGTTTGGTACCTGATCGTGCCAACGGCTGTCTACCATTTCATCCGCCGCCTTGTTCCAGTCACGAGCGTCTACGCCAGCTTTCATGCCTTTAAACTTAGACAGGCGTGGTCTGCCCATATTAAACATCATATTGGCAATGACTAACTGTGCCTCTTCTGGTAGATCATCAAAGTCGTCATATAAAACCTTGCAGTCCTCTATGGTCACAGCGATGTCCAAGTTAAAGCGCTGACGTACACGCTCTTCATCTACAGGTGTGCCAACAGGCTGCCCACACTCAGGGTCACCGTCTTTAATCAATGCTCCGATTCCGAACGTGGGTAGACCAAGATGATCTAAATAAATTTCAAACTTACAGCCTTCGTCCTCTGCAAGCTCTTCACGCAATTGATCTATGTTCATTATGGTCCTGTTCTCAACAGTGTAGCAGTTGCAGGGTTAATCCCTAGCGTCTGTGCCACGGCAGGATTTTGCGCTGCCTGTTGTCTAATGCTTGATGTGTTGCCAGCGGCAGCTATGTTAGGGTTAAGCGGTTGCGTAGGATCAATTTGACCAATACCAGATGCTGTCGATGGTTGCGCCACTGACCCTATATTTTGCCCGAACATTTGTTCGTTTTCTGGCTCTCTAATAGGGCCGGGTGTTTGTAATTGTGGATTAATACCAATAGCCCTTGCGCCAGCTTGCCTAACAGGACGCAACACTGCGCTTGTGCCAGCGACAGCCGCATCTAAAGCACCTGTTATCTTACCTGCTGTCGCTTGACCATCTGGCGCTCCTGCACTTCTTCGTGCAAACTTTTTCATTATTGTAGGGTTAGCAAAGATCTTAGATGTAGCTTTCATCCTAAATCTATCGCCAGCTTTAGAAATTGGGTGCGCGGCATATTGGGCAGCGACAATAGCTCCCTCTTTCCCAACATCGCCAAGGTAGGCAATGTCAGCAGCAAGTTGACGTACACCTTCTGCTGTTTCTTTGCCCAGCAACGCATCCAGCGCACCCTCTTTGTAAGTTTTGTTGACAAGCCTATCAAGCTCTAAAGCCTTGCTTGTATCTGCAAATACGTCATCTCCCACGGAGCTAAGAATGTCCTCGGCAGCATACTCACGAATTTTTTGAAGGGCATCTGGATCATCTTTGAAGAAGTTTTTGATCCTATTAATCTCTGTGACACTGCGTTTTGGGTTTACAATGTAACGTGCCGCGTCTTCCGCGCTCAAAGTGCCAGCGTCAAAATCACGAACAACTTGCAGCTTTAAGGCGTCATCAAGCTGTGTCTTTGCGTCTAGTAAATCTTGCAAAGATTTTGTAAGAGGCTGATCTGTGTTCAAAGCAACAATACGGTCTACCGCATCCTTGCTAATTCTTGTCGGACCAGACTGAGCGATAGCGTTAGAGAGCTTTTGAATCTCTCCCCAGTTGTCTCCGAACAATTCTTTGCCTGTCGTGCCAAGTCGATCAATTTGTGATTTGAACCGTAAGCCGTTGAACTGAGTTGGGTCCATCAGGTCAACACCAGTTTTTTGCATAGCGTCATCAAGATACGCACGGGCCAACCTAGACCGCACCATCTCAGCATCATCTACAGCAGCGAACACACCCTTCAAACGCTCTGGAGAATTGGGTCTAATAATCTTGTTGAAAAACTGATCAACATTGAATCGAGGGTCTTTAGACGCTGCCTTTAGGTTGCGAATAACTCCAAACTTTTGCAGATCATCGAACACTTTCATGCCATCACGATAACTAGCAAAAGCTTTTTCGCGCTGCTTTGCAATAGCATTAAGCTGTTGATTCTGACCTCGGCGCAAACCTTTGATGTTGCGTAAATTGACAGAACTTAATGTGTTATCAAAGGCATCACGAATCTTGAACAATTGTTCGGTTGTTGCGGATCCAATTTCGTTGTCAAAAATTGCATCATTGATGAGTTTGCGTTGATTAGCGATTTGTTCAAAAGATGCTTTCCCGCCCTTTGCTGAAAGCTCTTCAATACCGCGCATAGCTTGCTGCACTGGAGCGGGGAGAACAGATCGTGCGCCTACAACTTCTTCTAAGTCTTTTACAGCGCCTTCAATAATCCCCGTGTCAATAATACGAGCCTTACCACCTTCTTTAACAACACCAGCTATAGCATCATCAAACTCAAGCTTAGAAAGCATTTCGTCCATAATACGAAATTCGTTTCCGCTCACACGACTGAAGTTTTGGAAAGAGGCCACAATAGATTGCAGGGTTTCATTATTGATGTCGAAGCCTTCATCTAAGGATCTTTCTATCAGGTCAATACTTTCTTTTGTGGATTTTAGAGCCGCGTCAGCAGCTTCTTTTTGTGTCTGCTGTAATGTTTTGAATTTAACGCCAGTCACATTAGCAAAAGCACCCGCCGCCTCATCCAAATCAGCAAGCCTGTCACCTTCTCGACCAGCCGCTGCGGCTATTTGTTCACGGAGCTTTTGTGTTTTGGTAAGAGCAAATTCAGTATTAGCAATAACCCTTCCGGCGTCTTTCGTTGCGCCCTCACCAAGTTTTTGTGCATAGGCGATTGCAGCAGGTGCGCCAAGACGCTCAAGACTTGGTGCGCCACCTTCATCAATAATACGCAAGCCACGTTCCGCGCCCTCTTGACCAGCCTCTTGCAGCGGCCTACCAACCAGCCTACCAGCGCCACCTATAACTCCTCTAACGGCCTTTGCTGTTCCAAGTGTAACCAGATCAATTGTACCAGCAATCGCTGCTTCCGTGGCTACATCACCTGCCACTTCGCCAAGCGTTTGGCGCTGAACGCCAAGAAGGGTTTCAATGCCCTCTTCAATAGACTGACCCAGTGCTGCGCCAGCCGCCGCGCCAGCCGCGCTTGTGACAACGCCGGGAGAGGTAAGGATGCCACCAGCTATCGCGCCGATAGTTTCTGGTGCGATGCCAGCTAAATCTGCAACGTCACCAAACGAGAAGCCTTTGTCTTCTAAAACAATATTTTTGTCAGACACATCCATTCCCAGACGCCTTTGACCGATTGGCGTCAATGCGAGATTGCCTCGTGAGTCACGAACAAATCCGTCTTGCCCTACGCGAGTGGAAAGAATGGCTGCTTGTTCTTCTGGTGTTTCGCCGAAAGAAACAAGCGCACGAATACCAGAGCCAGCACCAGTTTCATAATCAAAACCTTCATCTTCGCCAGCTCGTTTCAATCCAGAAACTAAATCTTCAAAAGATCCACGGCGCAAATTGGATCCTTTTGTTGTACGACCAGTAATTTGACCTACAACATTTTCAAG